TGCCTGCCGGCTATCCAAGACGACGGCACGGCATTGTGGCCTGAAAAGCACGATATTGAAACATTGCGCCGAATGGAACAAGCCGCGCCGTATGTGTTTGCCGGGCAGTATTTACAGAAACCCGCGCCGCCTGATGGTGGTACGTTTAAGCCTGACAATCTGCAATTTGTGAAAGCCCTGCCTGCCGGTAATATTCGATGGGTTCGCGGATGGGACTTAGCCTCAACCGCAAACGACGGCGACTACACAGCAGGCGGTAGGCTTGGTGTAACAGAAGATGGGCGGTACATCATCGCCAACATTGTGCGCGGTCAGTATGGCGCAGACGAGCGTGATAGGATTTTGAAAAACACGGCGCAAAAAGACGGCGTGAAAACAAAAATATCTATCCCGCAAGACCCTGGGCAGGCCGGTAAGTCGCAAACCCTATATTTAACCCGTCAATTGGCGGGTTTTTCTGTATCTGCCAGTCCCGAATCGGGCGACAAGGTAACACGAGCCGAGCCGTTCGCCGCTCAAGTCAACATTGGTAATGTGATGGTGTTAGATGACGGCACATGGGACACAGACGCGCTGATTGCCGAAATGCGGATGTTCCCCAATGGCCAGCACGACGACCAAATCGACTGCTTAAGCCGTGCCTTTGGCGAGCTACTAGACACCCGAACGGGCATGATTGATTACCTGCGCTTGCAGGTTGAGGCAAATAAATGAGTAAAAAGACACCATTATCACAAGGCTTTATTGCCCGCGTGGCCGCTGGTGTCCGTTACGCCTTTACCGGCAACGCGGACGGGTGGTTTGATGCGGGCGAGCCTTTAGCCCCTGTCGCACAGCAGGCAGAGGGTCGGCGGTTCGACTATGAGCCGTTCTATAACGTCGGGCATTCTAAGCCGCGTGAACGGGAAGCAATAGGTTTTGCGCAATTACGCGCGCTTGCTGATAACTACGATGTGTTGCGCTTGGTTATCGAGAAGCGAAAAGACCAAATGGAATGCCTGAAATGGACAATCCAAAAGCGCGATGTTGAGTCAACAGCAAACAACGAATCGCAGCGTAAAGACCGAAAGGTCGATGAAGCCATCGCGTTTTTCCAAATGCCTGACAAAGAGCATACATGGTCGGACTGGTTGCGTATCTTACTGGAAGACCTGTTTGTCATTGATGCGCCTTGTATCTATCCGCGCAAAACACTGGGCGGCGACTTGTACGCCCTTGAAGTGATAGACGGGGCGACGATTAAGCGCGTGTTGGATAATACAGGCCGTCTGCCAGCACCGCCTGATACGGCTTATCAGCAAATCTTGCACGGCATGGCGGCGGTTGACTACACGGCTGAAGAATTGATTTACCGCTCACGCAACAACCGAAGCTACAAGGTTTACGGTTATTCGCCTGTTGAGCAAATCATCATGACCGTGAATATTGCCCTGAAACGGCAGCTTCATGCGCTGGAATACTACACGGCTGGTAGTGTGCCTGATGCTTTGGTCGGCGTGCCTGAAACTTGGTCGGCTGACGATATTAAGCGATTCCAAGAGTATTGGGATTTACTGTTATCGGGCGAGACGGCGGAACGGCGCAAAATGCGTTTCGTGCCGGGCGAACTATCCCGAAACTTTAAAGAAACGAAGCAGCCGCCGTTGAAAGACGTTTACGATGAATGGTTGGCGCGTGTCGTCTGCTTTGCGTTTAGTGTCGAGCCTACGCCGTTTGTGGCACAGGTAAACCGAAGCGTAGCAGAGACGAGCCGTGAACAGTCGTTATCCGACGGCATGAGTAGCCTGAAAAACTGGGTTAAAGCCCTGATTGATGACGTGCTTGCCCGATACATGGATATGGCGGCGTATGAGTTTGTTTGGAAAGAGGAAGAATCTCTCAACCCGAAAGAACAGGCTGAAATCTACGCTATATACAAAAACGCTGGCATCTTGACCGCTGATGAAATCCGCGCTGATTTGGGCAAAGAACCGTTACCGGAGCAACCTGAACCGAATCAGCAAGACGATAAACAACCCAAAGAACAGCCGAATCAAGAGGCTGAAAAACTGGGAAAGTCGGAAAGCCCGATGAGCGAAGACGAAGCCGCCGCGCTTATTGAGGCTTATTTGCTGACGCGTGCTGACGGCTTGGCTGAACAAATAACCGCGCTGATTGGGGGGGCGGCTGTTGACTGGCAGGCTGATGACCTCGCCACCGAACTGAACCGAGTGGCGGAAATCATTACCAACGGTTTGGATTTTGGCGAATGGTCGGGTTTGTCTGATGTGGTCGAGCCGATAATCAGACGAGCGGCGGAAGACGGGGCGGTTGCTGCTTTGTTGCATGTCATGCCTGACCCTGCTGTCGGTATGGTTACGAATATTCGCAGCCGTGCCGTCAAATGGGCGCATGACCGAGCCGCCGAAATGGTCGGCATGAAGTGGGTAGGCGGCGAGCTTATCCAAAATCCTGCCGCCGAGTGGCAAATCACAGAGGGGACGCGCGAAATGATACGCGGCCAAGTGGTCGAAGCCATGCGAAACGGCGACAGTGTGCAGGAATTGGCAGGCCGTCTGAAAGAATCTCACGCTTTCAGTAATGCCCGCGCCCGAACCATTGCCCGAACTGAGACGGCGATGGCGGACGGCATGGGCAATCTGATAGGCTGGGAAGAGACCGGGCTTGTTTCCGGTAAGCAGTGGCTGACCGCTGAAGACGATAAAGTGTCAGAGATTTGCAATACCAATGGGGATATGGGCGTTATTGGACTGCATGAGCATTTTGCGCATGGTTCGCTGACGATTCCCGGCCATCCGAATTGCAGATGTACGGTTATCCCTGTTTTGGCAGAGAATATGCCTAAATCTTGATTCTTTTGGGTAAAGTGAGTGTGTTTGCCGCCTCTTTGTGGGGCGGCTTTTTTTTGGAGCAACGAATGGCGAAGTTATACGCAGAAATTGCCAAGATGGAGGCGCAGGACGACGGCACTGTCAAAGTTTGGGGGTATGCCTCAAGTGAAGCGGTCGATTCGGACGGCGAAATCATCGCGGCAGAAGCAATGAAAGCGGCTATTCCCGACTATATGAAGTTTGGTGCAGTGCGTGAGATGCACGGCTCAAACGCGGCGGGAACGGCTATCGAAATCAACGTAGGAGACGATGGGCGCACATTCTTTGGGGCGCATATTGTTGACCCTGTTGCGGTTACGAAAGTCAAAACAGGCGTTTACAAAGGCTTTTCAATCGGTGGCAGCGTTACCGCCCGCGATGAGTTGAACAAGTCGCAAATCACGGGCTTGAAGCTGACAGAAATCAGCCTTGTTGACCGCCCTGCAAATCCTGATGCGGTGTTTACCTGCTACAAAGCGGATAAGCCCAAAGACGAGGAAGAGGCGGATAAGGGCGAAGACGACAAGCCGTCTGACAAATCAGCCGAAGAGGAAGGCGAGAAGCCTAAAGACGGCGATAAAGAGCCTGAAGCCGAAGATAAAGACGACAAAGACGACAAAGGCGATAAGAAAGACGACAAAGAAGACGAGGCCGAGAAATCGGAAAGCGTGAATTTGTCTGAATCTGAAATCGTCTTGTTAAAAACAATCTTGGCACGTCTTGAGAAGTCATCTGTGCCGGCCGACCTTGCCAAAGCCGAATCGGTGGACGAATTGGCGAAAGCGCAAGATGCGCTGAAGAAATCAAATGACGCCCTTGCCAAAGCACAGGCGGAAATCGAAAGCCTGAAGAAACAGGCGGCGCCGCCGAAAGGTAGCACTAAAGCTATCAGCAAGGCAGAAGACAACGGCGAAGACCCATTAAAAGGTTTTGAGCCGATTGTAAAGAATGACGGTTCGCTTGATGACGTGGCGACACTCATCAAAGCAAAACAAACAGGCCGTCTGTAACACCGCTTACAGGCGGTTTTTTATTATCAGGAGCGATAAATGAACGTGAACCAACTCACACAAGAAACAATTGAGCTGATGAAGTCAGCACAAGCAAACGGCGAGCCGTTGAATAAAGGTTTTACACAGCCGACCAGCTTTACCACTGGCCTGCAAACCTATGACCTTTCCGCGCCGTCTCAAAAACTCTATCCGGTATTGACACCGTTGCGTAACCGCATCCCACGCGTTGGCGGTGGTCGCACCATTGGTTCAAACTGGAAAGCCATCACAAATATCAACGTAGGTAATCAACGCGCCGGCATTAGCGAAGGTAAACGCGGCGGCGTTATCAATCACGAAATGGTTGAACGTAACGCCCAATTCCGCGCTATCGGCTTGGAAAACCAAGTTTCCTTTGAAGCTGACTATGCCGCGCGTGGTTTCGAGGACGTGAAAGCGTTGGCGGTCGCTCAAACCTTGCAAGCAACTATGATTGCCGAAGAAATGATTTTACTGGGTGGTAACACCAGCCTGAAATCAGGTGTTACACCTACTCCGACCGCTGCCGTTTCTACTGACGCGATGGGTAAAATCAGCGGTGGCACCTTGTCTGTAATCTGTGTGGCTTTGGGCTTGCAGGCTTATTGGGACGTGGCAGGCGCAAACAACGGCGCAATCGGCCAAAGCCTGAACATCAAGACCGCTCAAGTGCCGACCAAAATCACACGCCAAAACGCAGACGGCACGACCGACACATTCGGCGGCGGTTCTGCTCAAAAATCTGCTGCCGCTTCTGTTTCCGGTATTGCGACAGGCAAGAAAGTAACTGCCATGGTTCCCGCCGTTCGCGGCGCAGTTGCCTATGCTTGGTTCTGGGGTGCTGCCGGTTCTGAAAAACTGGGCGCGGTCACTACTTCTGCGAAAGTGGATATTTTGGCCGACGCTGAAGGTACTCAAACAGCCGCTTCTTTGCCGTCTGAAGACAATTCCACTTCCATCTTGGAATTTGACGGCCTGTTGACCCAAATTGCACTGCCTGATTCCGGCGCATATTGGGCGGATAACAAAGGCAGCGGCCTGACCTCAGACGGTGCTGGCGGCGTGTATGAGTTTGAAGAAGCGTTTGCTAACTTCTACTCTAAATATCGCCTGTCCCCTGACACAATCTACGTCAACGCACGCGATTTGGCCTCTTTGACTAAGCTGATTATCGGCAATGGCGGCGCACCGCTGATTAAGCTGAATGTGGATGTAAACAACACCGCAAACATTAAAGCTGGTGTGGTTGTCGGCTCGTACCTGAATAAAATCACAGGCGACGAATTGAACATCGTGGTACACCCGAACCTGCCTGCCGGTACTTACCTGTTCTACTCAAGCCGTCTGCCTGCTTACGTTCAAGGTGTAGGTAACTTGTTGCAAGTACGTACGCGCCAAGAGTATTACCAAATCGAATGGCCGCTGCGTACCCGTATGTATGAGTACGGTGTCTATGCAGACGAAGTGTTGCAAGGTATGTTCATGCCTGCCTTTGGTATGATTACCAACGTGGGTTAAGCCTAATCAGGCCGTCTGAATTTCGGACGGCCTTTTTCTTTTGGAGATTTTGAAATGACTGAATTGGTTAAATTACAAGCCCCTGAAGGCTTCACCGATGTTTCATTTGGTAGCCAAAGCTACGAAGTGGGCGAAAACGGCGTTGTTGAAGTGCCTACCGAGGCGGCGCAATTCTTGTATCAGTTCGGTTTTGGCAACGTTGCTGAAGAGCCTGCCGAAGCTGAAGAGCCTGAAAAAGGTAAGCGCGGCCGTAAGAAAGCTGAACAGCCTGCAGAAGCGGTAGAGCCGGTTGAAGCTGAGCAAGCCGAACAACCTGCCGAAGCTGAAAAGGCTGAATAACGATGACCGCCCTTGTTTCTCTTGATTTGCTCAAGCAACGGCTAGGAGTTACCCATGACAAGCAGGACTCATATTTTCAGACCTTGCTTGGTGGCGTATCGGCGGCGGTTGAAGCTTTTATCGGTCGAAAACTGGAAGCGGCGGATTATGTTGAGCGACACAACGGCAACGGCAAGAATCGTCTTGTGCTGGAACAATGGCCTGTCATTTCTGTGTCGTCCGTAAAAATCAACGGACGCGCGGTAGATGACTGGGACTTTGATAACTGGCTGTTGATTCGCCATGCCTGTTTTGCACAGGGAATCCGTAACGTTGAGGTTTCGTACCGTGCTGGCTATGAAGCCATGCCTGCCGATATTCAGGAGGCTGTCTTGATTATCGCAACGCAACGCTTGAACGAAATCGAGAACAAGGGCGTGCAGAGTAAAAGCCTTGCAGGGGAGACTATATCCTTTTCAAGCTTTGGTCAGTCTGGCGGTATCCCTCCGTCTGCCTACGCCATCTTGATGGAATACAAGCGAAAGGCCGTCTGAAATGCTGAATGTTGAGTTTATTGGCGGCGATGCGATAGCGGCTGTCTTGAAAGCTTATTCTGACGGCGTGCAGTCGGCGGTTGAAAAGTCAATCGGTCGGTCAGTTTTGAAGTTGCAACGCGAAGTTATGCAAAACCGCCTGTCTGGGCAGGTGTTGAATGTACGGACTGGCAATCTTCGCCGCTCAATACATCAGCAAGTAACCAGTTCGGGGGGTTTGGTGGTTGGCGAGGTCAACACGAATGTCCGATACGGCGTGGCGCATGAATATGGCTTTGCCGGAACAGTCAACGTTAAAGCCTCAATGAGGCAGATACGTCAGGCTTTCGGCAGACCGTTGAAATCGCCGCGTTATGTTCAAATCTGCGCCCACTCTCGCAATGTGAAGCTGCCTGAACGGTCGTTTTTGCGGTCGGCTTTGCGCGATATGAAGCCAGAGATTGAGGCGGATTTGCAAAAATCAATTGAAAGGGCATTGAGATGAATCGTGAAGCGATTTATTCCGCGCTGTGGGCAAAGCTTGAGGCGTTGGACGGTTTCACAACCAAGAGCCGCAAACTGTTGCACTGGAATGACGTAAAGGGCTACGACCAGCCAGCGTTATTTATGGCTCAAGGCGATATGCAGGCGGTAACGACAACAGGGCAAGAGACGAAATGGCTGTTGCGTGTTGACGTGTATTTGTATGTCCAGACGGCAGGCGAGCCGCCCGCGCCCATCATGAACCCGCTTATTGACGCGGTGTGTAATGCCGTGAACGCTATACACCCAATCACGGGCAAGACGGCTTTAGTGGTCGATGGCGCGGATGTTGAGTATTGCCGCGTTGAAGGTACGGTAGAAACAGACGAGGGAACGCTTGGCAATCAGGCCGTCTGTATTATCCCAATTATGATTTGCGCCGCTTAGTCGGCAATTAGAAAGGAAATGTCATGCAGTTGACGTTTGGTAGTGGCGAGGTTTTCGCCGAAATGATTACGGATGCTTACGGTAACCGTGTGCGAAACGCAACGCCCGTGCGCATCATGGGCTTGCAGGAAATGTCTGTTGATTTATCGGCAGAATTGAAAGAGTTTTACGGCCAAAACCGCTTTGCGCTGGCTGTTGCTCAAGGTAAGGTAAAGGTTTCAGGTAAGTTCAAAGGCGCGTTGATTAACGGCTTGACGCTGAATACTTTGTTCTTCGGTGCTGAGTTTGCGACCGGAACAATGAAGGCGTTATGGGCAAATACTGATGGTAAGATTATCCCTGCTCAAGCTCCGTACAACATTCCTTTAGATGGAATGGCGCCGGGCGGTAAGTTTATCGAAGACCAGGGCGTTATGGATGGCGACGGTATGGCTATGATTAAAGTAGCAAGCAATCCGCAAGCAGGCCAATACTCCGTTAACGCAAGCGGCGTTTACTTGTTCAACGAGGCGGATAAAGGCAAAACGGTTTACCCTAGCTTCACTTACACAGTAACCATGCCGTCAGCCAAGAAAATTGAGCTGACTAATATGGCGATGGGTAACACGCCGACCTTTAAACTGAAATACCTGACGCAGTTTAAAGGCAAAAAAGCCTTGTTGGAACTGGAAAGCGTAACCAGTGGCAAACTGGGCTTATTCTCAACCAAAAACGATGACTTCTCCGTGCCTGAAATTGACTTTACTGCCTCAACCGATGAGGCTGGCTTTAAAGTCGGTACGTTGTGGATTCAAGAGTAATAATGCAGGCCGTCATTTCAGACGG